GGAGAAATAAGCGGACTGAAACCTGCTTATTTCTCCATTTATTTACACATCAAGCGAAAAACGCCCGAAAATCGGGCTTATTTTATTTCAATAATCAAAATTAAAGGAACTATAAAAGGTAATTTGAAAAAATCAGTTCTTATGGCTATGGCCGGAATGATTGCCGCAGGCGGCGCAAGTGCTAACAATGAAGACGCGAAGGCTCTGCCCATCGTGAACCGCCCAGAGGTGCCAGTGGTGCACGCTCCATCATGGGGCACACCTCCCGACGTGTTCGGACGCTACTACGTTGGCAGCACCAAGTGGCGACACAATCAGATAAAGCGCAAGCAGCTGGCAAAGCGCAAGTAAAGACCTACGGCGGCAGACGTGCCGCAAGTCGTCACTTGCAAGGCTTTGTCCCTTGCCTGCTGGCGCATCACTGGAGAGGCATCAGCAATGGTGCTTCTCTTTTTGTTGAACACGAATTGAACGAATTAAACGAATTATCAAGGAACTATGTTAAAACCAGGCAAAAGACAACTGAAAGACATCACCGACCAAGAGCTTCAGGTGATAGTAGAAATGAGCCATCACTACGGCTGCAAGGACTTCTGGGGAAACCCAGTCATTACGGACATCGACCGCAATATGTTCGATAACACCATCGTGATTGACTATGAGCAGACACGCATCAGCGATGGCGAGAAATCGCTGACCGTGATGTTCTTCGAGTACAACTCGCTGACGTACCACGTAGATTACCGCTACCCCTACCACCGCAGTACACGGTCGGAGAGCATCACCGAAGACCCGAAGATGCTGCTATGGCTACTCAATCAGGACTTCGACCTGCTGAGCCTCCTGTCTGAGAAGCCGACAGCCATACACTTGTCGCAATCGTACAAGACGATGGGATTCCTCGTCGGACACGGGCATTGCGGTTACTTCAAGATGGACACGATGAAGTTCTTCGGTCCTGATGATCGAGAGAAAGCCCGTGAATATATGGACGAGCGCGAGCAGGAAAAAGACTACGTTCACATGTTCCAGGTGCTCGACGTAAACGAGCGCGATGCCGACTTCCGACTGAAGGACAAGCACTACGAGCGAATGGAACATTGCATCGGGCTGGACGGTGGCGAAGTGAAAGACGACCTCTACAAAGCCTACCGCAACAGCGTGACTTACAACGAGTGCGTGCCCGAATGGGAAGACCTTGTGCGCAACGGCTATGCCAAACGAAGCGGCGCAGTCGGGCAATCTATCTTCTACAGCGTCACCCGTAAGGGCTTTGAAGCTGTTGCACGTCGCAACGGCATCAGAATACGATACGAAATTGAGGTGCATCCATGATCTATATTATTTTCTGATAAATTATCAAGCAACTATGACAGAGGAGTAATCATCGACCTACGGCGGCAGACGTGCTGCAAGTCGTCACTTGCAAGGCTTTGTCCCTTGCCTGCTGGCGCATCACTGGAGAGGCATCATCTATCGGGGTGCCTCTCCGCTTTTTATCAACGAAGAAAATATAAGGAACTATGAAAATAGAAATCAAATACAACGGAGCCATTGCCGTCTGTCGCATTCAGCAGATGGATAAGCCGGACAAGATGGTAAACTTCAACAATGCCGACCCCAAGAGCCAGGCCTACGCGATCAGCGCAATTCAGGCCATCAAGGACCATTGGCTGCGAGAGCGATGCCTGGCACAATTCAAGAACCACAACGTGGTGCACATTAAGCGGCAGATAGAAGTTTGCATGCAGAACTTCAACCAGCTTATGGAATTGGCAAAGGAGGGCGTTATCAGAGAATGGTCGTTTGATATGCAGCGCACCCCTACGATCAGCGTGGAGATGGCGGATGGCCTAACCACCGTTGAAGACTTCGGCTGGCTCATTCAAGACACCGAAGGTCGCTGGTGGGGCATGGATAGCAGCTACCATCGTATGCTGGAAAAATATCAGAAAATCAAAATAGAGGACTAACGTATGAAAGCAAACGAATTAATGATTGGCGATTGGGTTATTAATAAACCCGTGTCAGATAAACCTGTGCAGATAGAACAGATTAACGAGCAGACCGTGTATCTTAAGCGCAGGAAAGGCTATAAAGGCTATTGGTCTGCGGGTGTTGAACTATTAGAGCCGGCACCGCTGACTGGCGCGATACTGAAGGCTAACGGATTCAATCGTGAAGGCGGTGCAAGCTACTGGCATGAAGGTGGCCACCACGCTTGCATTCTGTATTGGAACGAGGACAAAGTACAACTTGTTATCGGCAGTCCGTATGAAGATTGCATGGTAAAGATGAATGTCCGATACGTCCACGAACTCCAGCACGCTTTCAGGTTGTTAGGCATTGACAAAGAAATCAAAATGGAGGACTGACGTATGATATTGAACGGACCAGGAAAGATTAGCATCATGGTGGGAGGCCAAGTCGTAGGAATGGCGAAAGAAGCAAAGATCTCTATTACCGAAGACGAAGCCAGCACCAGTGAATTTTCAGATCCTTGGCGCACACACAGCATCAAGCGGTCCTTTGAAATAACGGGCGATGCCATCGTAGCAGCACCAAGTCAACCCATGCGCGACATGATGCGTGGCAAAATGGATGTGACCATTGAGCAAAAGGTCGGAAAATTGCCACACAAGATGAAGAAAGCGTTGCACTCCAAGCGCATGACGAAGTGGAAGCACAAGGCGGCATCGTACATCAATCGTCGGCAGATTCGCATCCGTGACGCTGAAATGGTAGTCACCCCTGACCAGTTCGACACACTGAAGGCTACCATCAGCGGCGGCACCATCGAACACGGCTGCGTCGTATCGGGAAAGCAAATCAGCGAGGCTTTAGACCGCTATAAACATCGACACAGCTGACATTCTTCTAACATCTTACATCATTATGACCGAACAACAACAACAGAAGCAGCGGGCGATTGACCTGCTGGAGAGTAGATACAGGGGCATGGAGAACGTCTGCGAGGGCATCGACATGCGTCTGCGTATGTATTTCGAGGACTTGCTGGAGCATTCGTCGGCACGCGAGGATGACCCCAACGACTGGCACAACCTGTATGAGCTGCTTGGCGCGGCCAAGTTTCTGCGCATGCTTGGCACCTACAACTTCAACGTGAAAAAGGTGCAGACCGTGATCAGGCTGCGCGAGGGCGAGTGGCGGCAGGACGGGGAAGGCCGATGGCACCACGTGTGCGGCGGGCTGAAGTGCCCCGGCACAAGCGGCGCGCAGGTGTACCGCTGGGCACCCTTCCAGGTGTTTGTGCTCGCCAGCGTATTCGGCTTTTACGACTGGGTGAACACCAAGGTCGGGACCGTGGACAAGGCGGAGCTGCTGCCCACCGAGCGCGAGAAGAACGGCACCATCTGGGACTACCGCCGCGTGTGCACCGACTTCACCTACTTCGGACCGCGTAAGACCGACAAGACCGGTCTGGCAGCCTATATCCAGTTCGTCTTCTTCTTCTTCGAGGACGACAACAGCGAGATATACTGCTGTGCCAACAGCAGCGACCAGGCGAAGCTGCTATACAACCGCACACGCCAGCTCATAGCGCAGATGGACGACGGCAACCGCATACGCTCCACGCAGACCGTGACCGACTGGCGACAGGCCTACAAGAGTGTGCACAACTCGCTCATCATGCCGCTCACGGCTGGCGGCCGCACAAAGGATGGACTCTACGCCCAGCTGTGCTGCGCCGACGAGTACGGAAGCGCACCCTACACCAACGGCAAGAGCGACATGCTCTCGCTGGTGAACGTGGTGCAATCGTCGATGGGTCCGCGCCGCGAGCCCATGACCTTCATCACCACCACCGCCGGCACCATCAGCGCAGGCCCATTCATCGAGAAGCTCGACGCACTGCACCGCACACTGGAGCGCGAACTGACGGGCGAGGCGCCAACGTTCGAGGACGACCGCCGCCTGTGCCTGTGCCTGGAACCAGACGAGTGGGAGCGCGACGAGCAGGTGGTGCTCACCAAGAAGTCGATACGCCGCAAGGTGAACCCCATGCTCGGCAGGATAGTGCAGCACTCCAGCTACGACTCCTGGATAGCCGAGGCCACGGGCGACTCCACGAAGATGCCCGAGCTGATGGCGAAATACTTCAACGTCTATCAGACCGGCCGCGTCATCAAGTGGCTATCGGGCGACCAGATACGGCCACGACAGACGGAGCGACGCATCAGCGACTGCTGGGCCACGCAAGGATGGCGCGTGTTTTGCGGCCTCGATTTCGGTGGTACCGACGACCTCTGGGCTGCGTGCTATCTGGCCGTGAACTATCAGACGCAGCAGCCCGAGGGCCGATTCTTTGCCGACCTCGACCTATGGATCACCGAGAAGGCGCTGACCGACAGCCCCAACCGCCCGCTCTACGAGCAATGGGTGCGCGACGGGTGGCTGAACGTGTGCCCAGGTGAGGTATTCAGCCACGAGATGGCCGTGAACAAGATCATGGAGCGTGCCGGCTACGACGAGCACGGGCAGCTGACCGCCACACCCGACAGCCAGATAGATATGCGCATGTTCGGCTACGACCCCGCCCAGAGCACGGCCCCGATAAACCAGCTGAAGGCGTGGCTGCAATCGCTATTCCAGCAGCGCGGCATGAGCGGTGGCGACATCGCGCAAATCATCAAGCAGATGGTGATGCCCGTGCCGCAGACCTTTGTGGCGCAGAACGGACTGGTTCAAGAAATCGAGTACGCCCTGCTGACCGACCACCCCTGGCTGCAACTATCAGCCAACCCCGCGTGGCCGTGGATGTTCCAGAACGTGAAGCTGGAGGTGAGCCCCAACGAGCTGAAGAAACCGCTAAAGAGCGGCCAGCACAACAAGATCGACGGCGTGCACGCCCTATTAGACGCCCTGTGGCTGTTCGACCTGAGCGAGGGGCTGATTGAGCAGTAATTTTTAGATAATATGAAGGCCGAAGGGCTCGCGAGCGATAGCGAGAACGAAGTGGCAACAAAAGAACAAAAAGAAAAGAAATTATGAAAGCAAAGATTATTACAGCAATTTTGGCCATCATGGCCGTGGCGACGTACACCATCGCAGTTATTGAGTTTATCCAGGGCAACGTGATCAGCGGCATAGCCGACGTGCTCCTGGCCTGCACCGACGCCATCATGGCATGGATACTGGTGCGCCAGATGATATACGACCGTCTGTTGAGCAAGATGGGCGACGAGTTCCTGAACATCATCACCGATCTGCGCAACCACATCCTCGACTACCTGCACACGACCGACGATGACAACAAGAGCGACGTAAATATGGAGGAGAAATGACCTATGGCAAAAGTAGATACCGATAAATTCATAGCCCTACTGGTTGAGCTGTATTGCCGCCGGCAGGGTATCAACCGCAAGATGGTGCAAACATACATCGACGAGGTGCTGGAGCAGATGGGATTCAAGGTGGAGAACGGCGAGATAGTGAAGATAGAGCCCCCAAAATTCACACCCTACGACCACCTGCTCGACCGCCCTATCATCGACCACCCCCTGTCTGTGCGGTCGTTAAACTGCCTTAAATCGGCAGGCATCGACACCCTGCGCCAACTGGTGCGCCACCACGAGGCCGACCTGCTAACGCTTCGCAATTTCGGCAAGCGCAGCATCGCCGAACTAACCGACTATATCAAGGCTCACGGCCTGACGTGGGGCATGAACATATAAACTTAGATAATAAGAACAAAAGAACAAAAAACCGAAAGCATTATGCCAATACATCACCCCTACCTTGTAGCGACGCGCGCCCGTCTGGAAGACTGGGAGCGCGAAGCCATCGAGCAGATCACCCGCGAACCCGACATGCCACCACCGCCCGTGATTCTCGCCCCGCCCGAGCCCGTGGCCTACGAGATCATCGAGCCCCGCATCGTTTACCAGCCGCCCACCCCATCGCGCCACCACTGCCGCGAGCAGCCCAGCGACATAGACAAGCGCAAGCGGTCCCGCCGCCGCCAGCAGCGCCACTCCCGCCGCCAGCGCCGCAAGTAAACCCACGCCGGCAAAGCGCCGGCTGATTATAATTATTAACCCCTAAAAACAAAAAGAAAATGAAAAAGAAAACTTTCGCCCTGATCTCGGGCATCGTGAGCGGCGTGCAGACCATCGCCGTGGCAGCAGTAACCTATTACGGCCCCGAACACTCCACCGCCATCAACTCGGCCATCGTTATCGCAGGTGGCGCAGTCATCCAGATTTGCAACCTCTTTGTGGAGCCTGAGCCAGCGCCAGCGCCCGAAGACAAACAGCAGTAGCCCTATGAGCGACTACATACGAGCCAAGTATTACAAGCGAGCGTTCCTGGCGACGCTCGCCTTGTTTGTGGCAGCCTGCGCGTGGATAGCCTTCCACGCAGCACCACACCAGCCGCCACAACCCGAGGAGGTGATAAAGCACGACACCCTGTGGCGCGACACCATCCTGCACGCCCCCGCCCCGTCGGCCTCCATCCCCACGGGCCGCACCATCTACATCCCCTACATCCTGAGCGAGACCGACACCATCGAGGCGCACGACACCCTGCTGGTGCAGGTGCCCATAGAGCAGCGCCGCTACGACGACAGCCTATACACCGCATGGGTGAGCGGCTACCAGCCGCAGCTCGACAGCCTGCTGCTGCACCGCCCCGAGGTGGTGACCACCATCGAGCGCACCATCACTAAGCCCGCACCCCGGTTGAGCATAGGCCCGTCGGTAGGTGCGGGCATCAGCATCACCGGCCAGCAGCGAGCAGGCATCTACCTGGGCTTCACCGCACAATATCGATTGTGGCCGAAATAGATCGGCCGCAATCGGTAAACCCGAAACACACAATCGGCCATAGATAACAGCGATATTGCTGCCGACCATTTAAACTTATACAACAAATGTATGTAAAAACCTGTGAGTGGTTATCGCTCTCATTTGGCGGCCTGGTAGGGTGGATAGTTGGCAAGTTCGAGCCAGCCTTCCCATTGATTATCATTGCCACCATGTTCGTGCTCTACGACGCATGGAGCGCGTATGAATTGGACAAGCGTGTCCATGTGATGTACCCCCAACGACATCGCAAAAAGGCGAAATTCGTATCCTACAAGTTCCGCCAAGTTATCCCCACCCTCATCGAGCGGTTCGTCATCATCATCCTCGCCTTTTGTGTAGAGCGGTGGATATTCGTGGATGTTTACGTGCCCGTGAGTTACATCGCAGCCGGCGTGGTATGCGCCGAACAGATGCTGAGCATAGCCGAAAACAAGGCCAGCTGCCGACTGCCAGGCGACAAGCACGCCCGTGTGTGGAAACTACTCGCCAAGGTGCTGATCGACAAGACGGCGAGGCATTTTGATATCGACAGTTCGATTCTCGATAACGATATGCATAATGTTGGCACACGCCAGAGCAAACACGAATAGAACCCAATAACGAAGCATAACGAAATATGGACGTACCAATTACACAACACTTCACCCTCGAGGAGCTTTATCGCAGCGCCACCGCCACACGGCTGGGCATCGCTAACAAGCCATCGGCGCAGCAGCAAATCAATCTCACCTATCTGGCCGAACACATACTGGAACCCCTGCGCGTGGCGATGGGCGAACCCATCAAGATAGGCTCGGGATTCCGCTGCCAGCAGTTGAACAAGGCCGTGGGCGGCGTTTTCAACAGCCAGCACACCAAGGGCCAGGCCGCCGACCTTTGCATCGACGGCGACCTGAAAAAAGGCCGCAAGTGGTTCAACTACATCCGCGACCATCTGCCCTTCGACCAGCTGATATGGGAGCACAATGCCAAGACCGGCGCCTGGTGGGTGCACGTCAGCTATGTGTATCCCGACTTCGGCCCCAACCGCCACAAGGTGATCGACGGGCTTGAAAAGAAATAGTAGTATTAGCGTAATATTTATAGTTTTAGGTTTTTTAATTTATTAGTAGTGTTTTTCATTCCAATTAAGTAATTGTTAATTTAATGAATTAGATTGTTTCACTCAGGGCGCTCAGCGGAGCGCCCATTTTTTTTGTAGTAAACCCTAACCGCACATTCCCCCGATAAGAAAAAACATAATGGTATATGGAATACTTGACCCTTGAATACATCAAGCAACACTCGCGCATCGATTTCGACTGCGAGGACGACCTGCTGGAGCTTTATGGCAGCAGCGCCGAAGATACTATGGCCCAGGTGCTGAACCGAGGCAAGAACGCCACAGAGATGGTGGCAAGTCTCACCGAGGAGTTCGGCCGTGTGCCCGACCCTATCATGCACGCCACCCTGCTGCTGGTGGATAATAGCTACGAGCACCGCAGCCCCCAGAGCCCGCAGCAGATGTACTACGTGGGCTACGGTTTTGATTTAATGGTTAAACCCTACATGAAGCTATGATACTGCACGGACGAAACATATTGGTATATGAGAACGGCGTGCCCATCGCAGCCGCCAAGTCGTGCCAGATTCACGTGGAGTGCGAGAAGATCGAGGTGTCCTCGCCCGACTCAGGCGAATGGCTCGACTTTATCGCCGGCCGCAAGCTGTGGAATGTGCGCATCGGCAGCCTGGTAACATCCGTCTCAGGCCACGTGATGAAGGCAGGCACCCGCGTGCGCCTCACCTTCGGATCGGTCGACGAGCTGAAGCGCCTGGGCTTCGACCGCCTTACCGGCCACGCACTCTGCACCACCGCCGACGTAGCAGCCCAGGTGGGCGCACTGGCCCAGGGCACATTCCACTTTGACGGATGCGGCGCCCTGGACCGCATGATGGTGAACCTGCGCGACAGTCATGGCAACAACATCCTCGACGCCGACGGCAACCAGCTGCGCGTGATGGAGGCCCTGGATAACTTAGTATAAACAATTTAAAAACGAATAAAAACATGGCAAATTACGATTTAACTTACGAAGGCAGCGAGGTTCAAGGCATCCTCAACACCGGCAATTCACTGAAAGACGCTGGTTATATCTTCCGTGGCGAGGCCACCCCATCCACCGTGCCCGGCACACCAACCGAGCGCGTGGCCTACATCGGCGGCCCCGGCACCTACACCAACTTCGGCGACAGCATCACCGTGCCCGCCGGTTGCGTTTGCATCTTTAAATACACCGGCAGCGCCTGGACCAATCAGATGATCGACGCGCAAGGCGCATCTGAAGGCATTTTCGACCTCTCGGCCTACAACGCCCAGGGCGGCACCCTCGCCACCTACGCCGATCTCTCGGCCGCCCTCACCGCCCTAAACGCCCTCCCCGCCGATTTCAAGAAGGGCGGCATGAGCTTGAAGTTTGTATTGAGTTCTGACAATAAGTATGTGCAGTACTTTTGCAAATCTCAAACGTTTACTACTGATATAACGCAATGGCTAAGTGTGCGAGATGAGATAGCATATCTTGAAAGTGCGATTGAAGGTGTAACTATCCAATTTGTTCCAGAATGGCAGTATAATGGGGAGTATATAGATGTATCTGGAATTAGGCATACTGCTGAAAATTGGAATATATCTGTTCCTTTTGTACTAAGAAGAGCGCAAACAGTGACAGTACAAACTCAAGGTTCTGGTGTAGCAGTTATTGCTATACCAACTAATCTAGATTATCGTTATACTCCGCTTGTGATTGCACCTTCTGGAACAACAGGTCTTCATACCTATACATATACGGCTGATGAAGATATAACTATAGTACTTAGTGTAAAATATGGGTTAGGTGATGTTACTATACAAATCTCCAAAGAAGGTTTATCGTCTTTAAAAGACAAATTAGCAGATGTCTTGCAAGTACTTGATATTCAGGAAACTTATATACACCAAGTAAAGGGTGATGAGTTCATTCGTGGTACATTGATTCATGTAGATGGCACGACAGAGACTACTCAAAATTGGAGAAAGACTGATGCTATTCAAGTAAGTAAGGGTCAGCGCATAGCTTTCTATACTCGTTCAACTGGATATGTTGCCCCACTTTTGTGTTTTACAGATGCAAGTGAGTCTTTCTACTCTCCATTAGTAATATCAGGAGATATGGATTGGAAATGGTATCGGTATACGATGGAGCAAGACGGATATGTCATTATACAAGCAGGCGAAGCAGGGTTAACTGATGCGTATGCATATATATTTGAAGATAGTCCAAGATTGAAGGCAATAGAGGAGCAGTTGCAAGAGGGAAGTACGGGTACCACAATAAACGCACTCAATCCAAAAAATGTCTATAGGAACCTAATGCAACAAATGGCACGGCCTTCTATGGTCGGGAATGTGTTGCAAACCCAACCCCTCGTTCTTGGTTGGTTTAGTGATATACATGCAGACGAGGTAAATTTGAAAAGAATAAAGGAATACTTTGACGAGTATTCTTCTTATGTGGCCGATGTTATACACACAGGTGATAGTGTATTTAATGAACTTTCTGACGGTATGGGTTTCTGGAATAATGCTAGCGTACAATCTTACTTGAATGTGGTAGGAAACCATGATGCGGCAAGCACTTATAACGGTGTCCTTGTTGCTCCACCTGATGAACACGCCCCAACATCTAAACAAGTTTATGATGTAATTATAAAACCGTATGTGGGAAATTGGGATGTTACACAACCTTCAGGTGCAGAGGCAAATGGATATAATTATTATTATAAAGATTACACAGATAAGAAGATACGTCTGATAGTTATTGACTGTATGTATTATGATACTACTCAGAACAACTGGTTAAACTCCATTTTGAATGAAGTACTGAATACACCGTCATTGCAAGACTATTCTGTTGTTATTGCAAGTCATTATTGTCCAGATGTTATCAATCCGCTTGATACTCCTTTTAATAGCCTGCAAGGGACAATCCCAAGCACTTATAGTATGCCTACTGCTGTTGCTACAGTTTCATCTTTCATAGAAAGTGGTGGTAAGTTTATATGCTGGATTGTAGGTCATACTCATATAGATTACATTGGTAAATTGCAAAGTGATACCAGGCAGTTGTGTATTGTGGTGGAGAATGGAGGAATAAATGATGGGTGGAATGATTCCAAACGCACTTTGGGGACAAAATCACAAGATGCTTTTAATGTGATAGCATTTGATGTTTACTCCAAAGTTATAAAAATAGTTCGTGTTGGTGATGATTACGACCATTTTATGAGGCATAAATTAGCTCTTTGTTATGATTATGAAAATGGAACACTTATAAAAACAAATTGAAGAGACCTCGTTTATGTGTAGTTTTTCATAAAAACATAGTTCTTGTAATAACTCAATACATAAGGGACGCAGGTTTTCAGGGCCTGCGTCCATTGGTTTTATGTTAAATTTTGGAAATTGCTTGGATGTTTCAGGATTAATGCTTATATTTGCACCGCTTAAACATTCATGCGGTACGTCGATGCCGCCATCATAGGTGGCATTTGTTGTATCTGCCATATTAATAGAACTAACCCCATTGGGGCAGCAGCGTCGGGTAATCGAAAGACCCCGGTGGCTTCGCATGAATGGCCATAGCAACGCGCAACGCTGCCCCATATTTATTGCAGATACAAATATGATGACACAAGGATTTTATCAGAGCAATGCGGGCAACGGATTCCGCGAGTATCTTAATTCGAGCATGAGCGATTTGTTCTCGCTCGACCTGAGTAGATTCACGTTGATAGAGTGCATCACGAAGATGTGCGAAATCAAGTCACGCTCACACCCGAAAATCAAGCAGAACTACCGTATGCTGGTCAACAAGCTGGAGGACATCGAGCGGCAGTTCGGTTGCACCATTATGCCCGCCATGATCAGCAGCGTGTTCTGGAACCACTTTGTGCCGTTCCTCGCAGACCAGGGACTGAAGTATTCTACCATCGGACATGTGAAGGCCAACTTGATTGCCGTGCTGAACTGGTCGTCGAAGTACGGCGTAAAACTGAATCCAAGTTACTCAGAGGTGGACATCCCGAACTATATCCCCAGCAAGATTTCACTCACGCCTGATGAAATCTCGCACATCTATCATTTCAAGATAGGCAAGGAGCCGACATACAGTTTCCGCTCGAAGAAGGTGCTGAAACTGCGCCGGAACAAGATAGAGACATTGGAGCGAGTGCGTGACATGTTCGTGCTGGGTTGCAACCTCGGCCAACGATATTCCGACCTGGTTCGCATCAGTCCCGAGAACTTCCGCAATGGGCAGTTTTCGATAGTCCAGCAGAAAACCGGCAATAAGTGTTTCGTGCCTATCAACTCGCTGAGCATAGACAGCCGTATCACATTCGCCATACTGGAGAAGTACAACTACCATGCACCATATACTGGCGACATCAATAACTACAACACGTATCTGCATGAGCTTTTGCGCCATATAGGCGAGGACTTCATGGACGAGGTGCACATCGACAATAAAATCAACGGCATCATCACACGCGAGACGAAACTGAGATACCAACTTATATCCTCGCACAGCGCCCGCCGATCGTTTGCAACCATCAACACCCTGCGAAACATTCCACGCAACAAGATACTAAGAGCCACGGGCCATTCGAGCGAGAAGGCATTCAACAGATATATTTGCTACGACGAGGAAAACTAACCACCACAAGAGGGCTGCGGCCCTCTTTTTTTTGCCCATAAACCAAGTAAACCCCAAACATATTTCTGGGCGGTAGATAAACGACAGAAATATGGCATATTCAAGTGGATATTTAAGAGACCTGATCACCATCCGCAATAAGGTGGTGGCGACGGGATTCGGAGAGACGACGCACTACGAGGACGTGACGCCGAAGATTCATGCCCGCAAGGTGTGGAAAAGTGGTAACAAGGCGGTACGCGATGGTGCGCTGGATGGCGTGGACATCGTGATATTCCGCATGCGCTGGAATACCGTCATCAAGCGCGACTCGCTGATAGTGTTCGGTGGTAAGACCTACCAGGTAACATCGCTGGATGGCGACGAGCAGGCTAACCAGATGGAGGCAAAGGTGCAGGAGGTGGTGCAGGGTGCACCGGCTCCGAGCCCATCATCAAGTGAACTATAAAAACCCAGAAGAACATGAAGAAGAAACAAGTAGCAATCGTGCACTACAACACGCCCGAACTGACCGAGGCGGCAATCCTGAGCCTGCGAAAGAATGGCGGCGAGGATTATGAGGTGACTATTTTCGACAACTCGAACGAGCGACCATTCTGCAAGCAGATGAAGGGCGTGAGGGTTATCGACAACACGCGCGGCCAGATGCTGGACATCGAGGCTGAAATGAAGAAGTACCCCAATCGATACGTGTACGGCAAGTACAACGGCTGGGGCAGCGACAAACACATGATGAGCATTCAGAAGCTGTGGGACATTCTGCCCGACGGATTTCTGCTGATGGATTCGGACATCCTGCTGAAGAAGGGCGTGGACTTTATGTTTAACGACCACTACTGCGCCGTGGGCCATGTGCAGAGCGCTGAGAAGGCTCGCAATCGTGCCGGCATCGACCGCATGGTGCCGATGCTTTGCTACATCAATGTAAAGATGTGCCGCGAGTGCGGCATCGAGTATTGGGACCCCGAGCGCTCGTGGATGATTCACTCTGACGACGTGACCGACCGCCAGAACTGGTACGACACGGGGGCATCATTCCTGGAGGACATCAAGAGCCACAAGAACGGAGCCCGTGGTCTGCGCATCGACATCCGCCCACTGATGGAGCACTATCAGCGCGGATCGTGGGAGAAGAACGACGTGAAGGCGCACATGATTTGGCTGGAGCGCAATCGCAAGCTGTGGCAGCCCACACCGAAGATGCAGGGCATTAAGGATGTGGCCATCTGCGCCATCGGCCGACAGGAGAACCGATACGCCCGCGAGTTTGTGGAGCACTATCTGAACCTGGGCGTGAAGAAGCTCTACATCTACGACAACCACCAGGGCGACGAGGAGCAGCTGAACGACGTGCTGCAAGATTACGTGGAGCGTGGCATGGTGGAACTGACCGACGTGGGCAATCGCCCCGACATGCAGATGCGTTGTTACGACCATTGCTACCGTCTGCACGGGCACGAGTATGCGTGGATCGGTTTCTTTGATTTCGACGAGCTGCTGCGTATCAAGAGCGGCGAGAGTCTGCCCGATGCGCTGGCACGATACAAGGAGGGCGACCAGCTGCTGATAAACTGGCGCATAATGACCGACAATGGGCTGACATTCTACGACGAGCGCCCGATGGCCGAGCGATTCACTGAGCCAATGATGCCGCTGGACAAGGTGGTGAAGTATGCCGACAAGCCCGAGAACAGCCATGTGAAGTGCATGGTGCGTGGCGGACTTGACGACGTGAGATTCACCCCGACGCACAATCCGCACTGCGCCGGCACGCCACGCCTGGAGTGCATAAACCCGAGCGGCGAGGAGGTGCACCAGGGCGCATTCGCACCTATCGACCACAAGGTGATGTGGATAGACCACTACTTCACCAAGACGGCCGAGGAGTGGATGCAGGTGAAACTGAGTCGCGGCTACCACTCACTGGAAAAGCGCACGGCCGAAATTCTGTCGCATCAGGAGGATCGATTCTTTGCCATCAACGAGCGCACCCCCGAAAAGGAGGCCATACTGCGTGGCGAGAAGGCGGAGCGACCGGAACCTGCACCCGATCCCAAGCCCGCAAAGGTTAGTAAACCCAAAACACGAAAACGCACGAACAATAAAAAGAAATAGTTATGGAACTTTTTGGTAGTAATATTTTCAGCTTCCGCAAGCGCGAGGTGACTCCACCCGCACCAGGCATCCCCAATTCGACCACTGACGAAGGGCCGAAGGTGAAGGGTGGCTCGTTCGAGGAGCGCATCGTCCGTGCCCGCAACCCGCAGACGGCGCTCACCATTAGCGCCGTGTATCGCGCCACCGAGCTGCGTGCCAACACTATGGCACAGATGCCCGTGCAGTATTGCCAACGCGGTGAGGGCGGCAACTTTGCCCCCTGGATGCAGGGAATGGGCAAACGTATGAACTACTTGCTCCAGGAGGAACCCAATCCACTGATGTCGGGACCGGCGCTTTGGGAACAGGTGCACATCAATCGCATGATGGAGGGCAATGGGTTTGTCTACATCGAGCGCGACGTGTTCGGCGATCCCGTCCACTTCTGGTTGGCCGAGTGCGGTGGCTACGACTACGGCAACGACACCTACAGCATCACCTATATGACCAACTATGGCCCGAGGTTTAAGGCCGACGCCAAGCCGCAGGACGTGATGCACTTTGCCGGCACCATCCGCTACGGTGGCGCCGTTATCTACGGCCGCCCCATCATACAATTTGCGGCCGAGACACTCAGCCTGATTAAGACGCAGAAGGCACAGAGCATGGAGACTGCCGCAAAGGGCGGTCGCGTGAAGCTGATCATCGGCGAGGAACGTGCGAACACCCCGCAGAGCACCATCGCTGGCGGACTGTATAACAAAGACCAGATGAACGCCTACGCCGACGAGATAAACGACCGCATCTATCAGAAGGACGTGGTGGCGCTGCGAGGGCTGGAGAAGGTGCAGAACATCAGCATGAGTGCACAGGACATGCAGCTGCTCGAACAGTTGAACCTGGGACTCGACGACGTGGCCCGATTCTGGGGAGTACCCCGCCCGCTGCTGATGCTTGACACCAACAGCCACTACAACGACTACAGCAATGCCACGATGGAGTTTATGAGCCGCACCGTAGGCCCCGACCGCACACTGATGGAGAAGGAGATAGCCCGCAAGCTGTTGGGCCTGAAATACTACGACGTGCGTCGCATCCACATCTGCGAGAAGCCGCTGCTGGCGATGGACCCCGAGCGACAGGCCAAGGTGGACAAGATGTACCTGGAGGCCGGCGTAAAGACCGTGAACGAGCTGCGCGCTGAGCACGACATGCCAGCCGTGGAGAATGGCGACGAGCCAATGGCAAGCGCCAACCTGCTGACGCTGAAGGCGCTGCTGGCCAAGAGCGCACCCGAACCAGGACGACCAACAACTGAACCTAAAAACGACGGCAATGAAAATGACAAGTAAGGAAATAGAGGACGAGCTGGAGCGCGAGATTCAGCAACAGAGAAAGCAGCGCGAAACGAAAGTGCGCCGTGCGGTAAACCCGCAACGCGGTTTTGGCTGTTAGTTAGTAGATAGTTTTTTAAAACAGATAGAAAAATGAAACAAACACGTTTTATCCCCATCGGGGTCTGCGGCCTGAAGGTCCGCGAGGCTGGTGAAGGCGAACAGAGCCGCACCATTGAGGGCACCCCAATAGTATTTGGTGTTCGCTCGGTGAACCTCACACCGTGGAGTGAAACACGCGCAGTGTATGAAGTGCTGGAGAAGGGCTGCATCACACCCGAGTTGCTGAAGCGATCGGACGTGATTCTGAACCTGAACCACAACAGCAATGTGACCAATGTGCTGGGCCGATTCCGTAATACCGAGAAAGACACCCTGCAACTGGCTCTGAATGAGGACAACATGGAGTGCCGCTGCGACCTGCCGCACACCAACAACGCCAACGACACACTGGAACTGATGCGCCGTGGCGACATCACCGGCATGAGTTTCGCCTTCAGCGACGACTATCAGGACTCGGAGAACGGTGTATCATACGAGCGCACCGACGAAAAGACCGAGGACGGCAAGGAGGTATGGCTGCGCCATGTGAAGCGCATCACCGGACTCTACGACGTGAGCATCGTAACCCATCCCGCCTACGAGCAGACATCAGTGGGCACCCGCGAGGCCAGCGACGAGATCGACAAAGCCATCGACGAGCAGCTGAAGCGCGAGGGCGGTAATACCAACGAGGGCCAGCAGCAAGATGCCAACGAAGGCCAGCAGCGCGAGGAGACTCCCGAGGAGAAACAAGCCCGCGAGGAGCGCGAACTGGAGGAGCAGGCAGAGAAGGCCCGCGTGATGATGACCCAGCGCCTGCGCAGCCAGCGCCGACACCTGGAGGAGAATTTTAAGTAAACAAACATAGTATTAACCCTTTAAACGTTTAACAAAATGGGAAAGACAAAAGCCGAAATCCAGAAGCGCCATCAGGAGATTCTGGTCGAGCTCGACAAGATCGACGAGCTCGCAAAGCGTGAGAACCGTCCGTTCACCGAAGATGAGAACGACAAGTACAACGCATTGCTGCGTGAGGACAACCGCCTGCACGCCGAGATTCAGGGCATGCTCGACGAACACGAACTGAACCAGATGCGCGAGCAGAAGGCCAAGAGCCAGGTGCTGCGCGAGCTGTTCAAGAAGTGCCGCGAGGAGAAGGTGGCCTACAGCGAGGAGATGCACGACCGTGAGGCAGCCAACGCCACCACCATCCTGCTGAACCCAGCCGCTGGCAATACCAAGGGCAACATCGAGGCATCGGGTGCCATTCCCCTCGTTATCCACGAACTTATCGACACTAAGGTGCCCGGACTGGAGCGACCAGGTGACCTGAAGATTCTCACCGGCGTGACCGGCAACCAGGTATGGCCATACGCCATCGACGACGTAGAGTTCGAGGTAGCCGGCGAGGTAGAGCAGATTGGTGAGCAGAAGATCAACTTCTCGAAGCTGAACGCATCACCCGTGCGTGTTGCTGCATCTCTGGCCATCTCTAACGAGGCTATCGACAACGCAGACTTTGATCTGTACGGCTTCTGCCAGTACAAGATGACTAAGGGTATGGCCAAGTTCATGGCACTCTACACCTACAGCCACTGCAAGCCATCACACGCTCTGAAGCCAGTATTCGGTCTGGTTGACGTAGAGGAAATCACTCTCGACGATCAGTTCGCTGAGAACCTCGACACCAAGATTGCCGAGATGTGGGACAAGGGCTTCGAGGGCGAGCCTTGGCTGACTATGGACAAGACTATGGAGACCAAGCTGAAGTACAAGAAGGCCATCCCAGGCACCACCGATTCAACACGCACCGTCATCGAGGATGGCAAGTGCTTGAATCACAAGTACACCGTGAGCCCATACATCAACTATGCACTCAACGGCCAGGGCAAGCCTGCTGCTGATGGTAACCACTACATCGGTATCGGCCACTGGGGCTACTGCGCATTCCAGCAGCATGGAATCGTTCGTGCTACTGTTGACTCGACATCTGCCGAGGTATCAAAGCGCAACACCACAGTGCTCGTGCTCAACACATTCTACTCTATTTCGGAGCTCAGTTCTAAAGTAAACGGCAACACCAGCGGCAAGCCTCAGGCATTCAAGCTGCTGAAGGTCGTAGTACCCACATCAAGCTCTGAACTCTAAAAATCTTCTCCGGCATTCTTCTGGGATAGTTTAGCCGGTGGCGGTCGCCGATGCAGCAGCAACAGGTTTGCATCGCCCCGGCACTATCCAGGGGGAGCGCTAAGTAACAAAAAAAAAGTATAACAAAGTCAAAAACTGATATACATGCTACGTCTCGACAAGATATTCTTCGATGCCATCACAGCCGACAGCGATCTGATGCAGGCCGTGGGCAGCCGTGTAAAGTCAACATGCTTCGAGGTACCACCCACGGAGCAAGACAACACACCCCTGCCCTATATCCTGATTATGGACGAAGGCAAAGCACCATCGCAGACTACGAAGGACGACGGATGGATGCCGTACATGTGGCGTGTAGGTGCCGGAGTTATGGTGGCCGCTATCAGTCCCAACGAGGTGGATGCACTCGTGATGAAGGCAATGCAAGCCATAGCCCGCCACATCGCATCGCTCGATGCTCAGGGCAAGTACATCCCCCAACTTTTGGAGGGAATGCCACAAACCCAGGGCGTGCAATGGGACTGGGAGAAACCATGCTACTTTGACGCGGCACACTATCAGTGCGACGTAGCGAATACAAACGACGACGACGATGACAAAATCTAAGAGCAAAAAGGCACCCAAGGCGCAGATGTGGAACACTATGGACTACACCATCATCACGGGCGCAACCCGCGACGAGGTGGCGCAGAAGTTCCAAGAACTGAAAGCATCCTGTGAGGGTGCATCTCTCATGGCTGGTGCAGTAGGCCGAAAAGCCGACGGTACCTTTGAACTCAGGATTGACTTCATAAAATCTTAAAACCATCAATAAAATGGGAACTCTTAAAGGACAGAACTTTCGTATTTGCACATTTGACCACACCGAGACTGGCGACACTCCCTACGACGTGTATAAGGTGATAGGAATGGCGACCGGGTGCACCGTTACGCTGACAAACAACGTGGAAGATGCAAGCCACAAGGATATAGTGGGCGCGGCAGCAATGCCCACCGTTACCACCAAGGGCTGGCAGATTTCGTGCGACTCGCTCGACGTGAGCGATACCGCTGCAATGCTTGCAGCCATCAAGTCGATGGCTCCGGTAACATTGATGTGGGACGAGACGAGCACCACCGACAACCAGACCCGCGTAAAGGCTACCTTCGCCCGCAAGGGCCAGGCATACCTGTCGGATGTAACCTTCAACTTCAACGACCGCGAGAATAGCACCAAGCAGCTCCAGTTTATCGGTACCGGAGCCATCGGCAGCCCCGCAGCCAGCGACACCGTTGAGCCTATCGCCATCGGCAGCTACACCAAGGGCCAGCACGTGCGCCTGTTCCTGGGCAGCGACAACTCGGCAGCACCTACCGCCGTTATCGCAGCAGCCAAGACACTGGCGCTCCACGTATCGCTCACTATGGAATCGGCCACAACGAAGGACACCACAGGCGAATGGGATGTGCAGGAGCCAACCGCTCTCAGCTACGACATCACCGCTGGTGCACTGATGCGCAGTGGCGAAACCATCACATCGCTGGTTGGTGCCAAGAGCATCGCCGATGTGGAGAGCATCTACGAGGCAGGCACACCGGTGAAGTGGAAGATTGCAAACGTGAGCGGCGACAACAACCGCACCGCATCTGCCACCATCGTGAGCGGATCGGTAGTGCTCACACAGCTGACACTGAACGGCCCCAACCGACAGAACGCCGACTACCAGGCAAGCATGCAGGGTTATGGCGCCTACGACGTGGCCGCGTAAATATCCCCACAAGGCCGCTCGCCTGCCCATTGCCAAGGCACGGCGGGCGGCTTTTTTTTCTTTTACCACATTAAACCACAGAAGATATGAAAACAAAAGAAATTACACTCTGCGGCAAGCAGGTGATGGTGGCCTATTGCTTTGCCACCGAGATAGCATTCAAAAAGTTTACCGGCGTAAATATCGACGAGTTCGACGCCACCAACCCCGAGCACATCATCTACCTTATCATTGCGGCCATCGCCACCTACTATCAAAAGCAGGAGACCGAGGCCCCGGTACAGGACAAGGATATGATGTACGATGCACAGCCCAAGGAGCTGATTGCGGCGCTCACCGATGTGCTGAACCTGGGAGCCGACTGGTACCAGCTGCCCAAGGGCGAGCAGACCGACGACAAGCCCGACCCAAACCGCAAGCACCGCAAGCCAAAAAACGCCTAACCGCCTACGACCTCTATCAGCTGTTCGTAGGCGAGATAGGCATCCCGCGCCGCGAGTTTCTCTACGAGATTGATTTCTGGGAGGCGCAGCGCATCATGCGTGGCTACTACCGCCGAAGCGCCGCCACCTGGAGCGCAGCCCGCTGGAGCACTTACAACGTGATGGCCACCTTTGTGGGCGGCGATGCGATGAGGAGTAAAGGCATATTCGGCCCCAAAGACCTGCTGCCCCTACCCTGGGACACCGACGACACCAACGATCCAATAGCCCCAGCGGAACAACTAACCGACCAGGACGTCCGCGACCTGCAAGCCGACATAGAAGCGGCCAAAGCCAACGGCATACAATGGTAGTTGATAAGGTAAACCTATAAACAATAAACGCCCGAAAGGTAAATAATAATACCGATCGGGCGTTTTTTTATGTTTGAATTTGAACTTAACGATAAACTCATTGTAGAGCAGCGCAAGGTGTTGGAGCAGGCACTATCTACAAATCCCAAGACCCAAAAGGCCTTGCAAAAACTGATACAGCAAGTTTTGAAAGATGCCCGCGAGCAGGTGGTGGCAGCCACCAAGGGCGCACTCGATAGCGATCCACGAGGCGCCGCGCAGAGTATACGCCGCGTGGTGTATAAAAAGCTACTTGGTGCAAACCTGAACATACTGAACATGCGCCGACGTGCCGGACAGCCCGCCAGCTATGAACCACCCCGCAAGCTGGACCTCAATCCGCACCAGCGAGGTGGCAACCGCGTGCCACGCGGCAGCAGAACCAACACCGTGTTGCACTACGGGCCGCTCGACAGAGGCTGGATTCTGCGCATAGTGAACTCGGGCACCGGCGAGCGTGAAGCTGGAATAAAAGGTGGCCGACTGAGTGGAAGCCGTGGCAGGATAGCACCCCGCAACTTCTTTGGAACTGCGGCCACCAGCGCACTCGGAAAGGCTGCCGACAACCTGGCGCATCTCATCGACACCGAACTAATGGCAATGTTGAACAAATAAAAAAAATCATAATATATGAGCGACGCAATAGTAAGACTTAAGGTTGAAAGTCAGGAATACGACCAGAAACTGAAGCGAGCCACCGAAGGGCTGACTCGCTATGCCGACGAGTGCCGCAAGGTAGGCGGCACGCTCGAGGTGGTGGAAAAAGAAACGCTCGACTATGTGAAGGCACTCGGGCAGATGGGCACCGTGAGCCGTACAACCACCGGCAGCCTGAACGAGATGAAGAAAGCCTACACCGAACTGAGTGTTGAATACAAAAAGCTAACCGACGAAGAAAAAAAGAGCGAATACGGACGCGCCCTGCGCCAATCGCTCGACCAGCTGCAAGGCCGCATAAAAAGCACCGAGGCCGACCTGAAGGACATCAACAGGGAACTGACCGGCAGCAGCGGCCTATCGGGAGCACTTGATAACATCGCTGGCAAATTCGGTCTTAGTATCAAGCAATTAACCGGATGGGGTGCAGCGCTGGCAGCTGGTAAGGCAGCGCTCGACGTAACTAAGGACGCCTTCTTCCAATCAGAAAGTAATATCGACGAATGGGGCCGCACGATGAAGGGTGCCGAAGGTGCATACCAGGTGTTTCTTGACACGCTTAACAACGGCAACTGGAGCAACTTTTTCCAGAACCTCGAAACAGCCATCCGTGGCGGCCGCGACCTTTACGACGTATTCGACCGCCTGGGTAGTATCAAGAGCAACAACGCGGCAGCCATCGCCATCGTGCAGCAACAGATAGCCCAACTGCGACTTGCAAAACAGCAGGGCGAAAATGTGGATGCACAACTGAAAGCAGCCACGGTACGCCTGGCACAGCTGCAAGGTCAATCGGTTACGGCTGGCAAGGCAGCAGGCAACCAGGCCGCATTTAATGTGATCCGCAATGGCGTCAACTCGATAGGAGGTGCCCGTGTGAACGATGCTACCATCAAGTTGGCCGTGAACCAACTGATGACGGGCGGACAGGGTCAGTTCGACAAGTTCCGCAACAACCGCGACATACTGCGCCAGCGCGGAATGGTAACCCGCACGCAGACTATTACCGACAGTCAGGGAGGCACCTATCAGCGCCAATACAAGGTGTTTGACATCAACGCACTCACCCGTGAACAGCAAAAGCAGTATGCAATAGCGCAAGCCATCACCGAGGGTGAAACCCGCATACAGGCGGGCATCTCGGCATTTGCACAAGCCGTAAACGAGGGCACATCTTCAGCCCGTGAGGAGTTTCGTGATAACCGTTACGCTCTGCAAGGTAGCCGTGGCAAAGGCAGCACAGGTGCCGGCAGCAGCGGCGTGGGCGGTAATAACGAGCCGGATCTAAGCAAGGTGCTATTCGACCCCAATAAGGCAGCACTGGCGGCTACAAAGGGAATGGACGGTGGACCATCTGACGTGTTTGCGGCCTATCGTGACAGCATGAAGGAACAGACCAGCGTGGTGGGCGAACTTACCGAGGCATTTAAGGCGCTGAACAATGCCGAAGGCGTGGATAAGGACGAACAGCGAAAGGCCGGACGCAAACGCAAGGAGAATGAAAAAGACGATGTAGAAAAGCTGAGAGAGAATGTGAACGACTTTAGCCAAATCACCAACAGCGTGAGCAGCATCGCAAGCGGTCTGCAAACGCTGGGCGTGGAGATACCCGCAGGCATAGCCAAGACGCTCGGAGTGATACAGACAATCAGCGGCATACTCTCGGCCATCCTCGGCATCGCTACAATCATATCAGCAACATCGCAGGCAAACGCCGCAGCCAACTGGGTCGATGCCATTATTCCATTCGCCCACGGTGGAAAGGTGCCACGCGCCGCAAGCGGCTACTTTGTGCCCGGCACGCGCCGAAGCACAGACACCACCCCCATACTGGCGAATGCAGGCGAGCTGGTGCTTAACGAATCGAGCCAGGATAATCTGGCACTTGGCATCAGGAGTGCCGAAAGTTTGCTTAACACCATCGACCGCTATCAGGAGTCGATCATGCGCGGCTCGCAGATGAGCAACGCGGCAAGCTATATGCCAGGTAACAACGAGGCCGCAGGCGGTTCTCCCTACATCACCGGCGAAATCATCTACATGGGTCTGAGCGCCTACCTTAAAAGCTCGGGACGTGGCGAAATAGTAACATCAAGAAAGAGAGGATAAGAAAATGGCAGTACACTGGCAAATGAACTTTAAATCGTTCCTGGGCACGGACATGACCGTGGACATCTACGACAGCAACTACAGCGGCAACACACCCGTGCAGATCATAGGCGGTGCCGCACCATTCGTGACCCGCGAATACGACGACGAGGACATGTATACCCCCATCCGCACACAGAGCGGCTATCTGTGTATGATTGTGGAAAACTCGACCATCGTTAGCGAGATACAGCCCGAAAAGCCCACCGACCGCCCCGTGGTGCTGCGCAATGGCACCAGCATCCTCTGGGTGGGATTCCTGAAGCCCGAGCAATACAATCAGCCGTGGATTCGCACACCCTACGAGATAGAGCTGCCACTGATGAGCATCATGGCCGCCATGCAGGGCGTGAAGTGTACGCAGGACGAGGGCTACGTGAGCTTCTTTTCACTCGTCCGCACCATCAACACCTACGTGCCCACCGGCATCTACATCTACGCAGACGAGCTCATGCCGGTGCAGGATGTTTACGTGCAAAACAATAACTTTCGTGAGTTTCTGACGATACCCGAACGCTCGGAGCGCGGCACCACCGACATCTACGAGTGCGTTTCGGTTTACGAGGCTCTCGAGGCATTCTGCCAGTATTTCGGCTTCAGCCTGCATGAATACCAGGGCAATTTCTATTGCGTAGTATATCCGGAGGGCAACACCCACTACGCAGAGATAGCCCCATCTGGCGATTCGCATGAGGCGCAATGGGGTCGGCCCTCGATTAACGAAATGACTATCTGCGGCGCCCAGAACCTGCGCAACATGTCGAAGATGTATCGCAGAATCAAGGGCGAGTTTTACACCTCAAGAGAAAAGATGGAGGAGGTCCTGGGGTTCGAGTCGTTCTTTAAGCAGTTCTCGGTAAAAGGGTACTATTCAGAATTACTGTTCTACGGGAACGCAGAGGTGCAGCCCTACAAGAACGGCGTGCAAATCACGGAAGATATCAGCTCGGGCAGCACGACGGATTCAGGCGGTCAGATAATCCGCAAGCCCGACACGCGACCAAGCAATACACAACGATCGGGCGCATCGTGGGTCGATGAATTTATCGTGTGGTCGCAGTCGAGCAAGGCCAACACGCCCGAGAGCGCCGTCAAGTTCAACATACCCAGGTATATATACATCAATGACGGCGAGCATGCAGCCCTGAACATCGACGCCACCGTGCTGCCTTATTTCGATGCCACCCAAGGCGAGGGATTTATCAAGAAGTTGCACTGCAAGGTCAAGGTAGGCAATTATTGGTTGACTGTCGTTGAGCAGAGCGGCTATCTGCCACGCTACACATGGACCACCACCGAGAGCCGCTGCTATCTGATAGTTGACGAATCTGGAAACATCACTTTAGAGGGTGCGCAATATACGCTCAATCTAAACATCGCATCCGAAATGGAGCGCTTCAACGGATTTGCTATCGATCTGCCTGAAGGACTCGATCCAGGCTATCATCAGGTATATTTCGAGCTGCTGGCCAACGGCGAGGCACTGGCCGACTTCGGGCAATACTCATCGATAGGTTACCTGGTTAGCGGACTGACCATCCGCGTGCTGCGAGGCGTTAATAGCGTGACCGAGCCCACGCCTAACTTCGCCCAGAACGACATCATCCGCAACACAAACGGCATGTACGAGGACGACTACATTGTGGAGTGTTCTATTACAAGCAAGCGTGGCGTGCAGTATGGTGCAGGCATGGCGCTCACATCGGGCAAGGCCTACGTGAGCACAAAATACGACCAGCAGGGCATCGTTCGCCGTGCTGCGATACTAAACAAGAGCCGCGAGCTGCTAACCGTTAAAGTGCGTGCGAACGCACAGCCCATCGAAACGGTTACCTACAAGGGCCAAGAATACGGCATACTTTCGCAAAGTATCAACTGGCGCGACGACGTGAACGAAATCCGCATTATCAACGTCGAATAAACACGTAAAAGCCCGCTCACTTCCGAGCGGGCTTTTTTCGTGTGTCAGAACGTGCGCTCCACCTCCTGCCAATCATCCTCGGTGCCTATCCACATCGAGGCACCACCCTTGAAAACATTGCCGCTAAAATTGGCGCTAACGTTGCGCTGCATCGTCACGCCAGCTATGCCCGCCACACCCAGCGCGTGGCCCTCAGCATCGGCAATCGTGATGGTGGCGCGGTTATCCCAGGCAGAAGCACCCACCAATGAAAAGAACGACACCGACAGGCTGCTGGTACCGAGATACTGCGACGGTATAGCCACCTGCATCGCGTGGTTGTCGTCGGCGGTCGGCGCACCGGTGGTGTAGTCCAGGCCGTAGTACCAGTGCTCAGGCTGCAGCGATATGGTGGCAGCCGCCTGCGGTATCACATCGTTCACTTTTATCTTAACCTTTGCGACCACGCGGCTGAGCAGCGCATGCACGTGCACATCATCGTCGCCCGCCTCCAGGTCGAGCTCCGTCGATCCCCACAATGTGTCGCTCACCTTAGTCCACGTAATCGTATGCGCATCAGCATCCAGCGCAGCGCCCTGCCCACGCGATGCCACATAGCGCACCACGTAGGCACCGAACTTCAGCCGCAGCTGGAAACTGCCAAACCCATCATCGCTCTGCTGCTGGTGCACCGTTTGCACACAGGCACCATCCTCGTCGTACACCATCGCCCACACATCCGTCATGTTCAGGCCGGCCATCGACTGCGATGCCGCTCGCGTGCGTATCTGCTCATAATCCCCCTGCCACTCCGCGAGGTTCACATTGACCACACACTCGCCGTCCTGCTCATCATCAGGAAAAACCGGATGCTCACAACTCGTCGCAGCCATCATCAAGGCGCAGGCTGCCATCGCCATCGTTAGTTCTTTTTTCATTTCCGTTTTTGGTTTTTAGGTAATATGCTTGTGCGATTTTCGCATAGCTTTCACTTCTTGCTCAGTTTCTTTGCCACCATCTCAAAGTCATCGTACACATCCTTTGCCAGCACCTTAGCGTAGCGCTGAGTCTGCACGATGTTAGTGTGGCCCAACATGCGAGAGACGTTCTCAATCTTCGCACCGTTCGACAGCATCATCGTGGCAAACGTGTGGCGCCCCATGTGCGAGTGGAGCTTCTCGATGCCAATCACCATGCCGATGGCCTTAAGCATCTGATTGTAGCGCTGGTTGGTCATGCGGGGCACGCGCCAGCCGTTACGCTTCAGCACCTCCACAGCCTGCGGCAGCAACATGCTCACGTATGGCACGCCCGTCTTGATGCGCTCACCGATAAAGCGCCACTGCCCGTCGATTTCGCGGTACTGACTCACGTCAAACATCTGCGTGTCGGCATAGGCCAGGCCGGTGAACATCTGGAAGATGAACAGGTCGTGCGCCATCGCCACCTGTGAGCCAGGCACCGGCGTGAGCGTCAACACCTTTGCTATCTGGTCCTCTGTCAGATAGTCCACCGCCTCGCGCGTGCCGCGTTTAAACATGCCCTTCATTTTGTCGTAGGGGTTCGCGTCGATAACGTCAAACTTCAGCGCGCGATTTATGACCGCCTTCAGCAGCTTGTGGTAGTTATACACCGCACTTTGGCTCAATGTTTCAGCCTCCATGCCTGCATCCCGCTGGTTCTCTGTCAGCGGCACCCGCTGCTGCCGCAGCCACACATCCCACTCGTAGATGTTTTCCTTCGTTATCTGTTCCCACCGCAGCATGCGACCATATTCTGCCAACTTGTTGCAAAGTGTGGTGTATCGCTTCTTGGTGGCGCTGCTGATGTCGGCCTCCGCCGCCATCTTCTTGATCCACGTGATGAGCAATGGAGCACCATCGCTCTTTGGCCGAAGCGCACCCCACACCTTATTCCTGATACATGCCACGTCGATAGGCAGGCGATTATCCAAACATCTGTTCACCTCAGACTCAACCAGGCGCACGATGGTGGTCAATCGCTCATTTAGCACGTCGGCATCGCTGGTTACGCGCTTTACGCCATCCTCGCCAGGCACCGCCATATCGCGCACAGCATTGCCCACCAGGCGTTCCTTATGCACGCGCACGCCCGTGTTTATATAGTAAGGTTTGCGACCAATCGTCACGCGCACCTCCACAGGTCCTTCCTGTCCTTTCGGTGTTCGCTTGTGGTGATCAAAAGTAAGTGATATTCTAATCATTATATATCTTGTATTTTAATAGGTTCTATTTATAGTTTCCCCATCCCTGGGGCATTGGGGAAACACTGGGTAAACATTCGGGGAACTTTCATCCCCATTTTGAGCCAATTTGCGGCAATTTGCGAAAGCATAAAACATCGCCCACTCGTCCGCATCGCCCACAACCGCAGTAAATCCGCCATTTCCCAACAATCCCCATCGTGGAGCTGGAGGGGACGCAATAGGGAAAGTGGGGACCGGCGGCTGGCGTTGGTGTTTCGGATGTGCATTAACATTTGTTTAATACATTGGGGAAACATTTGGAGGCTTAGGGCTCAGAAACGATGCTGTGGTGGTCCGGGTAATCGGGCACCCTCCTGCTAATATGCTCGAGTTTTTCTTCAAGGTCCTGCACGCGGTTGCGGAGCAGGGCGATAATTTCTTCCTTATCAGTGAGCTGGTTTTCCAGGGTGGCGATGGCTTTATCAGCGTAGGCCGTGGCCTTATTGATAGCCTTCTCGACAAAGAACGACATATCGAGGGCCTGCGATGATGGATCGGCGGGCGCTGGTATGTCGGCAATCAGCATGTAATCGCTATCGCCATCAAGAAATGGACGGTTAAGCCTGCCGGCGTACTGCTCGACAAGGCGGCTTTTAATATCGTCGCTGGCGCGTTTTTCACCAGCGCGATAGGATGAGATGAGCGAACTATTGGTGCCCATCTGTCTGGCGAGTTCGGCCTGCGTGATTTTTCTCTCACGGCATAGGCGGTCGAACGCTGCCAAAAATGGTGTGTTTTCCTTTTTTCTCTGTTCTAACTTCTCATTTGGAGTCATTTTCTCTTAAATTATATTAAAATTACACCATAATTACACCAACATTACACAAAATGTTGTATATTTGCAATCGAAAACGCAAGCAAGCGCGAAACCTAAAGCACGGCGCACCTAAAACCCGCGTTACTCACCTATCAATATAGGTAATGGGCTGCAAAGGTACATCTAAAACTTGAAAGTTTTGCAAACGCAAGCAAAATATTAAGATAAATTAATAAAACTATGATAGTAGAAAAAGTTACACAAGAGATGCTTCTGAAGCTGAAGGTGAACGAACAGAAGGTGTTCACCCTGCCTACATGGCAAAAGGCGAGAAGCGGCCAAAGCTACGCTCATCAGATGAAGCGTATCACCGCCGGGACCGGCGACCAGCGCGTGTTCCGTGCATTGGTTGGAGATCCTAACCCTGAGAACGGACAGACTACCCTGGTAGTTACGCGCTTGGTATAATTTTGGTATAACATCTAAAGCTATAAAGATATGACTCCTAAGAAATCACAGAACTTTGAAGAAGGCGGCCTTAAACTGACCGACAGCCAGGTATTGACATTATCGGGTGTTATCCGCCGTGCTGTGGAGGAACAGAACGAGATGTACCAGGAGGTATGGATGAGCGAGAAGGAACTGTGCAAGACATTCGCCACACTGAAGCCTTCGTGGTTGGAGAAATATCGCTCAGCGCTATATGCTCAGGGATGCGCCCGTCAGCCGTGCGTGAAAGACGAAAGAGGCAATGAGCACCGCACGGGTTGGACATACGCCCGCAACAAGATACAACGACTATTCGCCACGGGTGAGATTGAGCACCTACAATGCAGGGCTGTAGTAAGTTAGACAATTCTTGTCACCATTGATAATAAAATGTTCATTTTTTAAGGAATTCTTTCATGCGGCAGCGGCCGCGACCATTTGAGTTAGTAATGAGTAATGAAATTTAGTTAGTAACAACAATCCCCAGCCATCCGTGAGGCTCGCTGGTTTTACTTTAAGACCTAAAATATACCACGATACACAAGGAAGGAAAAAGCCGGAAACAATGGAGCAAGCCGGCAAAGTTGGAAATAAGGGGAATGGTTTAAAAGCCTCGCACACCGGCCGACAAAATGCTACGGCAGTTCCAGGACCCGGCGGTGATTCCCCGAAGAGCTTAGGATGAGCAGGCGTTTCGAGCACGCCACCTTCCACAAACAAAAAGTGCATGGAAAAGCGCAAGCGAACGGCAAGGCTAACCACAGGTCGAGCGGAGGCAGCAAAGTGGCACAGAAAGCAAATAGCTGGAGTGGAACGTCAACGTGAAAGCAATCTGACAGGCGATGATGACGCGAGGAAAGCGCGGGTGGAGCCGGGACAGCAGCGTGAGTAAGACAGTAATGTGGCCAATGGCGGTTGCAAGCCCGCAGGAAGAACACAGAGCAATGTCGAAAACCAGGCTGCATAGTTTAACGGAAGAACCTCGGCCATGTTCGCAAAGGACTGGTAGCAGAGACGGCGGTCCGACTCCGCCTGCAGCCACTATCTTACACACCAATTTATATTTGCAACAACATTTGGTTTCCTTTTAAAGCGTCGTGAGGCGCGTGGAATTTTTTACTTAATTTCATAAAAGCAACCGCTCCGCTTGCCTGCGAAGGTAGGCGGAGTTTTTATTCACTAAAATTATTAATATTTAAATACACCGTACAAATGAAAAAGTTTTGGCAAGAAATCGAGAAGGACATCATGAGCGAGGGCTTCTCGGTGTTGGATATGATGCTTTTCGGCATTATCGCTCCAGGTATGTTTGTAATGCTTCTGATTCTCTGGGGTATGATCCAGACACTGGCATGTAGTTATTAACTTTTAAACTTATAGCAATATGGAATTTACAGGACGAGTAAAGAAGATTATGCCACGCAGAAGTGGTGTATCTCAGCGCACCGGCAACGAGTGGCAATCGCTGCCATTCATTTTCGAGTTCTTCGAGCACGAAACCGACCACTATTCGCAGAAGGTGGTGCTGGAGACGTTTGACGCCAACGTGATCAACAATCTGAAGGATAATATGGAGGTGCGCTGCGGATTTGAACACCGCATCCGTGAGTATGAGGGCAAAACCTACAATGAAATCCGCCTCTATAAGATTGAGATTTTGCAGAAAGCCCAAAATGAGGCCCAACAAGACGCGAACGCACCCGCAGCTGGTAACCAACCCGCCCAGCAGCCGCAAGCCGCTCAGGAGGCCGCAAATCAAGCGAACGACGATTTACCATTCTAACACCTCACAACTATGAACATATTATCTTATCTTAGTTTTCTGGACCTGGCCATCATCATCTACTTTGTTGGCCTCGTGCTGGCGTTTGTTCTGGTCCACGACCGATTGAGCAAGCCCGAGCGCCATCGCATACCGGTGGCATTGTTCATTGCATCCATTTGGCCTGTAGCATTGCTGATGTGCATAGGCTTGTATATCGAGGGCCTGCTATACGACATCAAGGCATGGATTTTGAAAGAAGAATAGACTATGGGCCGGAGAAAGAAACTACCGAAGATTGAGGTGCGCACCCTGGCGAACTGCTACAGCCTGGCCATCGATGGCCACAAGCAGGAATATATGTACTTCAGCCCCGACGCACTGATGGAGGGCGTGATGGTGCACATTGGTCTGCACATGACCGACCAGCTATCGCCCGAAGCCATCAAGAGCTTCATCGCCTCCGCCCTGGAGTGGAACAACGTGAAGGCAAGCCACAAGGAGCTACAGAAGGCCAAACGCGAAACGGAGCGCGTAAACAAGCTATATCGCAACCTGGCCAGGCGCATGATCGACGAGCGCCACCGTGTGCTGCGCCTCTGCAAGTTGGCAAAGGCCTGCGTAACGGGCCACCACTCGCTAACCGATTCGCTCGCCGCACTGCATGCACGAGTGCATCTCGACATCATGCTAAAGGAGTTCACACTAAAGGACTTTGGCATAACATCTGACCAGATAATCGACGACGACGACGATGAGGACGCCGACTAATCCACCACCGCAGGCCGATAGGCTATCCGTGGGGCAGCTGTTCGGGCTTCCCGTAACCGACAAGGCTCACGTATGCCGGGTGATTAATCAGCACCGGCAATACTTAGTTAATACAGCGCACGAGCGGCGACGACGCTCTGCATACATGCAAAAATATCGGAGAAGAACATGACAGAAGAAAGTAACAACATGCCGCAGATGCGGACACCTGAGCAAATCAGATGGGACACGCTGCGGCCTTACCTGCTCGACCCGCGCGAGGACTACCCCGAGCCGTACTACATGCTGGAGTACAACGGGGTGCCCTTCTCTACGGTGGGCGGACTTGGTGCCATCAGCGGTCAGAAGAAGAACGGCAAATCGTTCGTTCTCACCCAACTGATGGCTGCCATCCTGGGCTGCAACACCAGCGAGCGCACGCGGCAATACCTGCCGGGGCTGAAGGTGCCCGACCGCACCATCGACTACCTGGGCCACCCGCCAAAGGTGCTCTACTGCGACACCGAGATGGAGCGACTGAACTCGGCCAAGGTTCTAAGGCGCGTGCACTGGCTGTGCGATGTGGATATGAGCCAGCCATTCCCCGGCGATCGGTTCGCCGTGCTGTGGCTGAAGAACATGCCGAAGGACGATGGCATCAAGGCCTACAAGAAGCGCTACGAGCTCATCAAGTTGGCCATCGATGCCATACAGCCCGATGTAGTGTTTATCGATGGTCTGCGCGACCTGCTTGCCTCGATCAACGACGAGGAGCAGGGCACCACCATCCTCGACGAGCTTGGCAGCATAGCCGAGGAGCGCCGAATGAGCATCTGGTGCGCCCTGCACCAGAACCCGAAGGCCAACAGCGACGGCGAGGACTCGAAGATGCGCGGATGGATTGGCACGGAGCTTGGCAACAAGGTGAGCGACACGCTCATCTCGATCAAGAGCAAAACGCAGAACGGCGTAACGTTTACGGTGAAACAGCAGGACGCGAGAGGAAAGGACCTCGACGACTTCAAGTTCGAGATCACCGAAGATGCCGGCGCACTTGGCATCCCTCGCATCATCACCAGCGGTCGCAACCTGAACAGCAAATCGAAAGAGGATCCCATCTACGACGCCCCCGCACAGATTCGAGAATGGATAGAGCAGGCCAAAGATCAGTACGAATGGCCAATGGACCGCAAGACTATCAAGGCAACGATATTTGGCGAGATTGGTGGTCAGCGAAACAAGGACAAGCAGCAAGCCGACTTGAACGTGGCCATCAACATGCACTATCTGGAAGAATCGACGATAAAGAAAAACGGCTACCCAATGCTGCAACCTGCCGAGGATATGCCCTTCTAAATCGGTGACCCAAAAACGGTGACCCATGCCCCTTGTATCCCTAAAGGGATACAGAACCGTGACCCAAAGGCGGTGCGTAGGGTGCGAGACCCCTGCCCGCCGGAGGCGAGGCGGGCGGGTCACGAACCCCACACACACGCGCCGCGCGCGCGTTTTGGCTTTACAATTAGGACACTTTAAATCAAACAATCACAACCATGCCAAAGATAAACAAAGAAACTATAGATAAACTGATGGACGCGGCGAAGATCGAGGAGGTTATCGACGACTGCATCGGAACGTACTCGCACGACAACCCAAACGGGCTGAAGAAGTCGGGCGTGAGGTACAAGGCGCTGTGCCCATTCCACGACGACCGCTCGATGGGCTCGTTTATCGTCTATCCCAAGGGCAACTGCTACAAGTGCTTCAGCTGCGGCGCCAAGGGCGGCGTGATTGAGTGGCTGATGGAGCACGAAAAGCTGAGCTATCCCGACGCGCTGCGATGGCTGGGAAAGAAGTACTCGATACCCGTGGACGATGTGCCCGTGGACTGGACCTACACCCCCAAGCCTGCGCCGCCACAGCTGCCCACCTTACAGCTGCCGATGTCGATGGTATTGCGCACACAGTATGCGCTGGACCCCGCCGCCGAGAACGACAACCTGGTAAACTGGATAATCGAGGGCATCCGATGGGATAGCGTGCAGCGCAAGCGCATCATCCCCACGCTGGCCGACTATCACGTGGGCCACGGTGCCAACGGCCACACCATCTTTTGGCAGCTCGACGAAGCAGGCCATGTGCGCACGGGCAAGATGATGAAGTACCGTCCCGATGGTCACCGCGACAAGCAGAGCGGATGGAACTTCGACTGGATACACTCCACCCTGGAACGCGGCAAACCGAAGCGCGACGACCACGGCAACATCATGCGCGACGAGCACGGCGACGTGATCTACGACACGGATGCCTATCGCCACCTGTACGACAACGAAAAAGAGGAGGCCCGCATCACCTTCTTTGGCATGCACCTGACGCAAGCGGCCATGTACCGCCACGCCACCATCAAGCTGGTGGAGAGCGAAAAAACCGCCCTACTGATGGCCATAGCCTACGGCAACAGCGCCAGCGACCTGTGGATGGCGTGCGGCGGAATGGAGATGCTGACCCGCGAACGGTTGAAACCACTGATAGACCGAGGCCGACGCATCATCCTATACCCCGACCGCGACGGCATCGACAAATGGCGCAAGAAGGTGGACAGCATAGGCTACGACCGCCTGATGATAGACACCACCCCCGTGCTAAAATGGTGGCGACCAGAGGATGGACCGAAGGCCGACATCGCCGATGTGTTGGTTCGCATGCTCAACACGTCGCGCCCCTATAGAACCATCGCCGAGGTGCTCGACGATATGCCTCAAACAAAGCAATTAATTGATAAACTTGATTTAGACATTGAACCAGATGGAAACGAAAAACGATAACTTTACACAACAGACCGATGATCGCCATGTGGTGGTGGCCACCAAGATGAGCCGCACCGCTGCCGAGAAGCTGGCACGCATAGCCAAGGCCAAAGGCATGAGCATCTACGAGCTTATTCAGATGGTATGCGACACGCTTATCCGGTATATGGATGACCGCCACAACCTGAGCGAAGAGATGGAACGCGCCATGAGCATCTTCGAGCACATGGTGGGATGGGCCGACGCACTCAACCTGGCCGACCCTACGGTGCACCGCGAGGTAGCGCAGGCCGTGTATATCCTCGGCGATGGTGGCGACCCTGCGCAACCCGACAAGCCACGCAAGACGGGATTCCGCGCCGCGATGGTCAGCAAGCCATTCTGCGGGTGTTGGGACGAGACCAACAACGTGATGAAAATCTTCGAGCGCATCTTCAACATCTGCCTTCCCGAACTCTACATGAAGCTGTTTCGCGCCAAGATCATACTGGAGTGCAACTCGGTAACCGAGGTTATCAATCTGCTGTGCGATGCCGAGGTGATTGCCCGCCTGAACGACGAGAACCGCCGCGAGTTCGAAGGCGCAGCCCGTACCGATAGCGGTAAGCATTACGAATACGGTGCCCGCACCAAGGCGCACGGAAGGCGAACACCCGACTCGGTTGCGACCGACGGGCGCATCAAGCAGACCGCCATCAAGTTCGACACTGACGACCGCGAGGCAGCGGAGAGGGAGGCCTGCCTATGATACCCGACGATGAGCCCTGGTGGATGGTGCGCCGTTCGATGCAAGCCGATGGCTCGCTGCCACCAGCTGCAAGCCCCGCCACCAATGAGACCGCAGGCGAAACCGAGAGCGCACTCGAACAGTTGGACTTCAGACCCTTTGGCTATGAGTGGTAAGAAGAAAACCCGCTACCGCCCAGAGCACATGCGGATGCTGAACGACCGCCGATGGATGGACACCAAGCGCGTGGTGTGGCAGCGAGCCGGCGCCATGTGCGAGTGGTGCAAGCGCGATGGTTACATCCGTGCCGGTGTAGACTGCCACCACATCGTGCCTTTCGAGAGCGCCAAGACGCAGGCCGAGATGGAGCGCCTGTGCTACGACCCCAACAACTGCGTGCTGCTGTGCATCCCCTGCCACCAGCGAGCCCACAAGGAGCTGATGAGCAAGACCAAGGAGAAGGTGAAGGAGCGACGCGAGCAGCGCTTCAGTCGTTGGCTTGATAAGATGAAGGGCGAATAAAAACCCCGCGCGGGTCGTTTTTCTTTTAACCCTTCCGATTTTCCCAAATCCCCTTGCCCTCCTCTGATTTGACGCGGTAAATTTTGAAATTCTCGTTTTTCCCACCACACATGGCAGGGTAACACGGAACACCCTCACCACCTTTAAGGTGCTAACCTATGCATAACGATTATTACCACTTAAAAGAAAAATAAAATGCCGAAGCGAAACATCGTACAGATTCAGCTGCCGCCGGAGCAGCCCGACTGCTGCGCTGAGTGCCCGCTGCTGGGCCTTGTGCCGAAATACGTGGCACGCCCGAAGAACTCGAAGGAGACGCACGTGTGCTGTGGCACGATGGAGGCCATCACGCAGCGCGGCTCAAAGGTGCGGGCCAGTCAGCGCGACAGCAACCACCCACTGCGTCGCCCGTGCGACAACCGTTGGCACTCATGGATGCAACTGCCAGGGCGCAAGCTCGGCATCACCACCCAGACCTACAACGACTGCCGCATACCTTACGAATGTACCCTTCAACTTCAAATTAAATTTCATAAGTAACATGGCAGAACCCAAGACAGTAAAACAATACGAATCAGAGCTGCGCAAGATGATCAAGAGCCGCACGGGTGCCGACTGCGAGCCGTGGCTTAAACCTCAGATACGCACCACGGCTATGAACATGGTGATGCTCGACAAGATTCAGGACGAGCTCACCGGCATGGCCTCGCTCATCACCCCCGTGCCTGGCTCGATGGGTCAGATGAAGAACGAGGTGTCGCCCCTGCTGCCGCACTACGACAAGCTACAGCGCACCCTGCTGATGCAGTACGAGGCCATCGGGCTGAACTACAAAACCACCCCATCGAAGGTGAAGGAGGACACCAAGTGCGGTGTGGATGCCGAGAAGGACGGACTGACCAACCTGCTCAATCAGGCCCGCGACACGATGAACGAGGTGCCGGAACTTTGCGAGTAAGCGAGAGCAATGCCAAACGTGTTTGAGCATGGCCGAGCGTGAGGAAAGTCAACGAAGTTAAACGGGATTCTTGCGTCCCGCTGGTAGCAAGCGGCAAAGCCGAGCGGCGGCGGACTCCGAGCTCTGCTCGCCTGAGCACCTACGGAGCTTGGGGAAGTCAAAGGGCAAAAACAAACACGAATTACACGAATTAAACGAATGATACGAGTAGTAACACTATTTTCAGGCTACGATAGCCAATGCTTAGCCTTGCGACGTTTGGGCATAGACTTCGACCTCGTGGCATGGTGCGAGATTGACGACGACGCACGAAAGGCGCACGATGTTCTGTTCCCTGAATATGCAACCCGCAACATCGGCGACATCAGCAAGATTAACTGGGAGACGTTCATGGATATGCGGAAAGGGCCTGCCATTGACTACTTCTCGAAGCAGTACGTCATGTTTGCCGACGAACCGACAGACACCGGTGAGGAGAAAGTGGACCTGCTGACGTATTCGTCACCATGCCAAGACTTCTCGATTGCCGGGCTACAAGCCGGAGCCACCGAGGGCAGCGGCACACGCAGCAGCCTGTTATGGGAAAGCGAGCGAGCCATTGCCGCACTACGTCCGAAGTATCTGCTGTTTGAGAACGTCGGCGCGGTTGTGAGCAAGAAGTTCAAACCGCTGTTTGATAGCTGGTGCAAGCGACTGGAAGGTTACGGATACAAGAATTATTGGAAGATACTGAACGCCCGAAACTACGGCGTACCTCAGAACCGCATCCGGCTCTATATGGTGAGCATCTTGGGAGAGCACAAGCCTTTCAAATTTCCCGAACCAATGCCGCTGACGGTCAAGTTCACCGACATACTGGAGAAGAACGTGCACGAACGCTACTATCTGAGCGAGGCGGCTATCCGTTCCATTTTCAACACGCCGGAGGGTACGAACTTCAAACCAACCATCAACGGCGGCGAGGAAAACTATGCAAGGGCACTGACCTGCGGCGATCACTCATGGCGACGCACAGACAACTACATCGACCTCGACGGGCGACTGCGGAGACTGACAGAGCGCGAGGCATTCCGGCTGATGGACGTTGACGACCCAGACATCGACAAACTGATAGCGTCCGGCATATCAAAGACACAACTGGCAAAGATGGCTGGCAACAGCATCGTCGTAAACGTATTGTACCACATATTCAAAAACCTGCTATTATGAAAGAATTGAAAGAATGCCCCATCTGTGGCGGAGTCATCAACCACGAAAGCGATGCACTGGCAAGTGAAATGTTCGATGGCTACGATGAAGGCGACGACGCTCTTGTCAGCTTCTACCGCTGTACTCAATGCGGTCGTGAGATAGAAATCACCGACCCGTCCGAAGAAGAACGTGAAACCGATTACAAAAATTATTGGCAATGATACCCAAGGAAATGAAATGCCCCATCTGTGGCGGCAAGCTCTATCCGCAAGGTGTGAGCAGAGCAATCAACGAGCGGTGCCTGTATAGCGACATGCAAGCATCGGTCAGGTTTTTCTCATGTGACACATGTGGCCGAGACATCGACTGTACCGACCCAAGAGAGGAAGACCGAAACGATACGTACAAAGAGTATTGGGATAGTCATCAAGATGAACTATATTCCGAGGACTAATTCTTCACTCTGACATCTTCCCTCATCCCTCACCCATCGCAACCCAGTAAACCCCAAACGCAATTTCAGCCGATATATGAACCGTTACCTAACAACTCGGCAACTGTTACCTAATAGTTGCGCGGTTGTTACCTAATGACGGAATCTTAACAAAATTGTCTAATCAATAAAATTTCATGCAATGGCACTGAAACTCAAAATCAAAAAGACCCTCCTGAAGCGCAAGGTGGAGGGAGTGACCAAGGAAGGCTACTACGGACGAGTAATCACCAACGGCACCAAGTCGTTTGAGGACATCGTGAAGACTTCGACCCACGGCTCGACGCTCGACTACCGCGAGGCTGAGCTGGCTTGCAAGATGATGATTGACGGCATCGCCGACAGCATCAAGCAGGGCTACATCGTTGACCTGGGCGTGCTGGGCAAGCTCTACCCCGCCGTCAACGGCAAGTGGGACGAGAATGCCGACAACCTCCAGCTGGCGGACATGAAGCCCAAGGTGAACTACAAGGCGGGCGAGGAAATCGCAGCAGCCGTGAAGGGTGCCCAGCTCTCATGGACTACCGAGGCTGAAACCGACGAGAACACCGTGACCGACGATGACAACACCCAGACGGGCGGCAACGGCGGCGGCGGGGAGACGCCGGGCGGGGAGTTGGAGGGATAACCTTCGGGATGGAAGATGGAAGATGTAAGAGGGCTGATGTGAGTGTCGGCTCTCTTTTATGTATAACATTAAAAATTAAAAGGAACTATGAGTACAGCGATTTTGGTATTTATCTTGATTGTGATTGCCATTGCAATATTCTACTTTGGCTTAATTGTCGGAGGTTGGGCAATGGGCAAACGATTAGCAGACGCTACAGGCAAAGCTATTCTTGAAAGTGATTTGTCAGGAACCCAACAAATGGAATTGCTTGACAAGATAAAAGAATACGCAAAAGAGAGTAAGTAACCAGGCGTCCGACCAAAGACCCTATCGGAGAAATAAGCGGATTGAAACCTGCTTATTTCTCCATTTATTTACACATTAAGCGAAAAACGCCCGAAAATCGGGCTTATTTTATTTCAATAATCAAAATTAAAGGAACTATGAGCAAGTATCCAGGGAGTAAGCTCAAGATTGAGCACGGTAACGCCGGAGAGTTCGGCAAGTATTACACAGGTAGCGCAAAGGCCAAGCAGAATCACCGCAAGGCGAAGATGATGGCAAAGCGTAGTAATTAACAATAAAAACGATTATCATGGACGAAAAAGTTATTCAGTTAGTCAAGGACTACATTCTCAGCCATCTTGACAAGAGCGACGAAACACCTCAGTTTGAAATCTTCACAGTTTGGAAGTGTAAGATTTTGCAAAACTGGAAGTACCTGCTTTCAAGCACACTGCCCGACGGCATGTACTACGAACTGACCTACAACGGCGACAAGAAAGAGTGGTATCTTGACGCTTACAAGAAGTTCGAGAACGTCTGCATCAAGGACTAAACGAGAAAAAGTCACATCTTAAAGCCCCGATTTGTAGTTTTTCTGCATTTCGGGGCTTTGAAAGCAAATTATCAAGGAATTATGACAGCACCATTTATTTTAATGACATTGGCCTGTGCAATCATGGCCTTCACAATCAGCCTTCAGTGGCGACGTATCAAACAACAGGAAAAGCTCATCAGTGACTTCAACGAGAAAGGCTTCCGCGAGGTCATGGGCTACGGCAAGGTGTACCGCCGCAGGTACATCTTCGTGAATATCGAGAACGCTGGCGACAATGGTACGCTGAACAACACGGCGCAGAAGTACCACGACGATGGCTACGACCTCGACCGCGAGAAGAGTACCGACCGCCTGCTGGTGTTCGTGAAGAGTGAAGAAGTAAAGGAGAACTGACAAAATGATTCAGAACCGCTAACGACCTACGGCGGCAGACGTGCTGCAAGTCGTCACTTGCAAGGCTTTGTCCCTTGCCTGCTGGCGCATCACTGGAGAGGCATCATCTATCGGGGTGCCTCTCCGCTTTTTATCAACGAAGAAAATAT